CAAAGTATAGATAATATTCATATCCATCAAAGTTGGATATAACATTATTAATACTTGATGAATATTGGTTTATATTAGTTTGTAAACTAGCTGTTGTAGCAACAAATTGTTTATATCTATTTATAAAATTTTGATAATCTTCAATTTCTTTAACTTTAGTATAGAAATTAACTACACGTTGCTTGGCAGAACTAAAAAATACGAAATTATCAAAATCAGTATAATCTACATTTATATCTATACTTTGTGTAGCAAGTAGACTTTGAATCTGATTATATGATGAGCTTTGTAAAGCTTGTAAACTAGATATTAAGTTGGAATAATTACCATATGACGTAGATATGGTACCTTGATTTTCAATAGGAATATTAAAATTAGGTCCTCTTAATGTTGGAGGAGGAGGAGGGGTAACTATTTTATCTAAATTTACATCAAAATTATATGGAGATGTTTTTTCTTTAACAATCCATAATGTTTGTTTTTCTTGTACGCTTAGCGGTAATGGTTGATATAATTTAAATAAAAGTTCAAAACCAGTAGCTTCTTTATTTAGAGCAGCATTAATTGCTAAGTATTGAATGTTATCTCCAAAATTTAATAAATGTTCAATTATGTAAGGAGAAGTATTTATTTCATTTATAATAGTATCAGCAACTAATTCTATTTCATCATTTGTTAAACTAGTAGAAGCTAATCTTATTTCTGTTCTATCTTGTGATATTTCTTTAACAAATAAAGCCCTATCAGTGGGATTAGATAGTATATTTTGAAAGAAATTATATTTAAGAATAAATTCCCCAGAAGAATATCCTAAAAATTGTACATCTTTAACAGGATCTATTTCAATTATAGGATATAATGAACTAGTATTTGAAGATAAAGTAGAATCTACACCAACATCTGCAGTTTGAATGCTTCCTCTTGTGTTAGGGAAAGAAGAAACTCCTGGTGTTAATCCTACATTTGATGGGAGTTTATAGGAAAGATAATTATAGTCTATTGTTAAAACATTTCCTCCTACATCTTCAACATAAAATTCAATGTAATCATCTGTACCCCCAAAATTTTCTTGTATTGTTTGGGTTGTGACTAAATTAATATCTTCAAATGAATAACGAGAAACAGTTGAAGTATTTACTATATTACCTACTATTCTTATATTATCTGCCATTATACTCTAGTAGTTTGATTTAAGCTATTTAATAAAGATTGAGTTTCTACTACTTGTTGTCTAAGTGCAGTAATCTCATCTAGTAAAGCCTGAATATTTTCTTGGTTAATGTTTACTCCTAAATAATCAGCTTCTTTTTGTAAAATATATCTATGGGAATCAGTATCTCCTTCATTAGGGATTTGAAAAAACAACTGTTCATATAATGTAAAAAAATCCTCTAAAGTAAAAGTAGGAGTTTCTACTATTTCCTCACCCGAATCTATTAATTGGGAAAAATCAGTATTGATTACTCTTCCAAATTGAATTTTATCAAGTACCTGTTTTTGTATAGGAATTTGAGACATTATCTTATAACTTTAAAATAATAATTATCATTTAGTATCAATGTACTACCATCTATAATAGTTTTAATTAATATTTGGTAATAACGTTCTGGTTCTAAACCATTCATATATACATCAAAATAATTTCCTGTGTTATCAGCACTTATTTTAGTGTATGTAGTATCATAATCTACGACAATTTCCTCAGTATCCAAATCTTTTATTGACCAATATGAAGAAGTAGGTAAAATTTTATTATTTAAATATACAGAAACAGTTTGAAATGCTCTTGCTGGGTATTTGTCTCTTACATTTATTCTAAAACGTTGAATAGAATCTTGTTGGTATTCGTTAGTGTTATTAGCTAATGTAGCTACAATATCTTGAGTAGATATTTGTGTTAATGATGATGTATAACTAAAATCATTCCATCTAATTTCTAAACATGGGGGGTAAATAGTATGTGTATTTCCCGAAAAATATTTAGTTTCAAATTTGGAAGCAGTAGTAAATTCTATTGAGCTACTATGTTTTAATATAAATCCATAGTTAGAAAACACACTTCCTGTCCAGGCAGCAACAGTGTTAGTTACTTTTAGTTCAATATCTTTTGAAGACTTTTGAGTAAATGATTGAGTAGCAACGTATTGTGACCCAGTCCACCATAATCCACCTCCAACACTTCCACTATACGAACCTGTGGTTCCAGTAGGAAAAGAACCTGCTAAAAACCACACACTTCCGTTTACCTCATCCTCATATTCCCAACTAACACCATCTTCAGTAATAGGTAAATTAGCTAATCGTCCTGTACCAACATTCCAATCTGATGCTAAAGGATGAGCAAATATTTTATAACTTAAAGGTAATTCTGAAGCGTTTGCTAGGTATAATTTTAGATAGCAATCAAAACTAGCAGTACCTACTTTGTTAGTAAATATGTCATTTATTTCGTCTGTTGGGAATTTAATAACAGGACGAGATACTTCGTTTGTGCTTGTAATAGATTCAAAAGTGCTAAGCTCTAAAATTTCATCCAAACCTGTATTTAAAGTTGGATAATAAGAATAGAGCGTAGCACTCTTTTCAGGAAATATTTTATAAACTGCCATAATTTACATGATTACTACATATAAATATGACAAGCTGTTGTTTTTTTAAGCTAATAAGCTATAGTATTCCTTGAAATGTTTTAAACGGTCAGGTAGACCAATTGTACCACCATTAACACATTTAGTAACAGCTGTTACAGAAGCATCAGTAGCGTCTTTACATCTGCCTAAACAATTTTTATGGAAAAACCAAGCAGCGGATAATAATGGATACTTTGTAGCTACTAAATCAGGATTTTCAACTATATTTTCAGTTACTATTTTGTCGAATTCGGCGTAGTTAGCTTTACCAGTTAATTGGATATAACCGCGTCCGCGATATTTCCAACCCTCACCAGTAGCTTCAGTACCATTACCCATACGACCACCATAAACTAAGTTAGCAATTTTTTCTGGTTTGCGCTCGTATAGTTTAGCTTTTTCTTCTGTTGGGAAATATTTTTTAAATATACCTAACAAACCTTTAGCTCCATAGTTTAAATTTTCGTTTACTACTTTAAATCCACCTGATTCATGTCCACATTGGGATAAGAAATGTGCTAATTCAACTGGGGTGTCAATTTTAAATTTTTCCATTACTTCAGGAATTTGAGCTATTACTGAATCTGGAATGTGTCCTTTTAATTTTTGTAGGTTCATTTTTTATTATATTTTAAAGGTTAAAACGATACAACTCTACCCTGAATATCTAAATCAGGAAATCTAATTTCAAATATACTTGGGTCTATTGAAGGATAAATATTGCCTTGTTTTGTAGCTCCAGGAATATCATAAGCATAAGGAGAATAATTTCCTCCTTGTTTATTTACAATTTCAACTTTAGTTACATTTTGTACTCCTTTTATCTGTAAGAGTTTAGATGTAATATCTGAAAGGATTATTGGTTGATTAATATTCCATTTTTCAATATTAAAATGATCTTGTAAAGCTAAAATACAGTTGGTTACAACATCATTATTATTATATCCACTAGCTACCATAATATCAAAATTAACTCCAATATTAATGTAAAAAGCATCTTTAATATTAACAGCATCAGTAACCATTCTAAATTGGTTGAGATAAGTTGCTAAATTAGATTTTAATATAGTAGCGGCTGTTATTAATTTTTTATTAACATCATATGCTAAAATATACATATCTAATGATAATGGGTTACGTCCTTCAGTAGTTGCTACTGTTGGGGTTGGTAACATTTCCATAGCCATATCTTGTGTAACATATACTTTAGCAATTGATCCAAAATCAGAAGGTAAAGATAATGCTCTTACCATATAATCCTCTCTAGTTACAGCACGTAACTGAGATTGGTAAGCGTATAATGCATTATTGCGAATTTCTTCAATTTGATCTCCATCTCTTCCTCCTGCTGATGGGAAAGGATTTGTACTGGCTAGACTTTGTAAAATGCTAGTAGCTAATGGTCCTGTAATTCCACTAGGGAAAAAAGAAGTTGCATTATTAATAGTAGTTATACTGTTTGCTGGTACATTTGAAGTAATACCTCCACCTACAAGATATCTAACAGTAATATCACTGCTTGGGGCCAAACCATATTCTTGTGTATAAAATACAGAAGCTTTATTATAATTATTATATAAATTAGAAATACCTGGTACTAATCCAAGTTGGATATTATCTGGGTTAGGTAATATTGTACTATCAGATTTATTAGAAACCCCAGCACCAAACTCTAACTGTAGAGTATTATCTGATAAAAAACGAGATACATAACGACGAGGTGCTCTTCTTAATTGTACTAAATAAGGTACACCATCACTTCCAGAATTTGGGTTTTCCGCTCTATCAAATATGGTAGATTGAGCTAAATATGGAACTTCATACCATCTATTATTTTGAGTATCAGTAGCATCTAATATCTGTAAAATATTTGTGTCTGATATAGTAGAGATTGAAAATTTTTGAGGGGTTGAAAAAGATATAGTGGTTGATCTTATTTCAGCTGAAATTGCTTTAACTGATTTTTTTAGTAGGTAATAATTAGAGTCAACAAAACTTATAGATAAACTTCCTGTTTCTCTAAAATCTACTTTTTCAGTAGTTAAAAATTTAACATTAGTAGCAGAAGTAAGTTCTGTATTTTCAGGGACAACTAAAGCATATGTATAATCTGGTTTTAGAACTCCTCCTGATGTTATACTAGGGATAAGTTGGTATAAATCAACATCTGCTATAGAGGCATATGATATTTTGGGACGATATCCTAATACATAAGATAAAGCAAATAAATTTTCTCTTTCTTTAGCGTATAATAAAAAGTTTTCTTGTACTTGAGTATCTAAATAAAATGACATTACATCACCTACATAAGATGACATTTCAATAAACATATTTCCTGGTGTAGCTTCTGAAAAGTCATTGTATACTGTTGGAAAATATGTTTGGGCATAATTAATTAAATTTGCTTTGAAATCCCCAAAGGTTTTATTTAAATATGATACGTTATTATCTGCCATTTTATATAAATTGTACTGTAATTTGATTTGATCTTCCTGAAATTAGTAATCTATATTGTATAGTAATAGATATTGTATTGCTGTTGTTGTAAGAGGGAGAATCATTTATGATTATATCATCAATGGCTACTTCAGGAACAAATATAGCTACATTGGTATTAATCAATTCTGTAATTTTAGCATTTGTATCTTCTGTTATTCCTTCGAATAATATTCTTCCTAAATCAGCACCAAAATTAGGATTCATTATTCTTTCACCTTTATTAGTAAGTAAAAGATTAATTAAATTAGATTTAATTTGTTCTTCAGTACTATAAGTACTACTAAAAGGTCTACCATAAAATCCATTAAAAGGTAAAGATACCCCAATAGCAATATTTCCTTGTAAATCTAATGGATTAACACGTATGGGTTGAGGTACTGGCATGTTATCCTAAATTTCTTAATCCTGATTTATCTTGTGGAGTCATGTTTGCTGCAGCATCATTAATGAATGCTAAGTATGGATTAACTTTATCACCAGTTGATGGGTCAACAGCATCTATTACTTTTAAATCATTGCGTTGTGGTTGTTGAAAACCAAATTCTGCTCCCATTTTAGCCATTAATGATTCACGAACACTCCCGGCTAATGGGTTAACATCATTGCTAGTAAAGTTTACTGTTTTACCTTCACTGATTTGTTGTTTATTTTGTTTACTTAATACCTCATTAAGGATATCAGGTAATTCTTCATAAATAGCTTCAGTTACGGCTTCTTTGATTAATTTTTTAAATACTTTGACATTCATATAAATAAATATTTAACCTTGTAAATTTTGTCGATCTATTATTAATTTTAATTCCTCTATTAGATCGTTTGGATCTAATGTAAAAGAAGGTTGACTTTTTAATTGTTCAACATTTTGCCTATTAATAGCCACGGCATAATGTCGTTTATTTCCTGCTACAACAAATGATGGATTATTTTCTTGTCTTAGAGCAAATGTAAAGTTTTTGTAAGGAGGGAAGGTTTGTGAACCAAAAGGAAGAGTATTGAAAGAACTAGGCCCAATAGACCCACTACTATTTACAAATGAACCAGTAGCGGCTCCTTCTAATGTGTTGTTAACTTCTAATAATTGTAATTTATAATTTTCTAATATACTAACAATATTTTCTAAACTTACTAAAACTTCTGCTATGTAGCTAGTAAGACTAGATATTATTCTATTTGCTTTGTCTAATATCCTAACTAATTTCATTATAAAATTAACAGGAATACCAACCCCAGGAGGAACAGATGTTGGAATTGGAATAGCAGTAATTATGGTTACTATAACAGAAAATATATTAACATATGTTTGATATTTTTGAATTCTTGAAGATATATCTGTTATTCTTTTTATATTATTATTTAATATTCTAAGAGCATTATCTCTATATATTTTAGCAGTAAGTAATAAATTAGGATCATTTGAAGTATTAGCTCGTGTAATAAAGTCATTAGTACTATCTACTAATTTTTTCATTTGAGTATTTTGAGCTATTATTAATTCTAGTTGGTTAATAGTAGTAGCAATCAAAATAGGAGTTAAAGCTCCTTTAGCTCCTTGGTATACTTTTTTTAGTTTATCTTTTCTTGCTTTTTGTTTTTGTTCTTTTGTTCTTGTTTTTATTAACGCTCTTCTTAATTTTCTATCTGCTTTTCTTTTTTTAGCTTTAGACCATGGATCTTTTTTCCATTTATCTATTAAATCTTGATTTGTTTTTTTTCTTTCTTTTAAATTTTCCTTTGCTGCAGTATAATTTTCGTTTTCTTTTTTAATTAAAGCTTCATATTCTTCATTACTAATAATCGGATCAGCATCTACTACATTTCCATTTTCTAATTTTTTACGAGGAACATTTTGTTGCTTAAGTTTATTGAGGGTTCGTTTATGTTGTATATCTAATAAAATACCTTCCTCAATTAAATCCTTTTTTTGTATATATAATTGAGCAATTTCAGAATTAACTATCCCCGAAGCTGTTTTTCTAGCTGCTATTCTCCATACTTGATCTCCAAAGGCTTTAGGATCTCTAACATCTTTTAGAGCAGACACTACGTCTGGGGTTAGCAAACCAGCTACATTGATTTTTTGGGGAGGTGGAATTTGAGGAAGAGAGGCTGTAACTGCAGTTGTTGGGATAATACTTCCTGTTGCTATTCGTGCTTCTAAAGTACGTTGAGTATTAGATAATGAACTCTGAAGTGGTAAATTAGTTGGAAGAGATGATATAAGTTGTTGTTGTGATTGTTGTAAAGTTATTCTTCTTTGTTGATCTATTGAATAGTTTTTAATTTTGTTGAACATTTCTGCATTAACACCTTTATCCCTAGAATAGGTAAGGCCTATATTTCCAACAATACTTTGAATAGCAGTTTCAGTTTGATTATAAAAATTACCAGAACTTTCTACTTTAAGAGCTATTTGAAGTTCTTTAATTTTTGCTCCTTTTTGTTTATATTTTAAAGGAAATTTTTCGTTGGGGGTAAAAGTAGACATATGTTATATTGTGAATACTTTATCTGATTGGATGTTTTTTAAACTATCAATTATATTTTCAAGATCACTCAATAGTTGTGCTCCCCCACTATTAACAGAAGTAATAGCAATAGGTCCATCAGATGTAGTAACAGTAGATGAAGCTAAATATCCTGCTAGTGTAGTTAAAGCATTACATAGTTCTAATAATACATCATGAGTTTGACCTCCTAACAATACAGGTTCTTCTGGTGGTGAACCGTCAGCTTGGGTACCTAGAAGTATTCTAGATTCTTTATTTTTTGGGTCTATATGAAAATGAATATATCTCCCAGCATTTAAAAGTATACTTCTATCAGTGTTTAATGATATATTTGTTTTAGAGAGTAATAGTATTTCGTCTCTTCTAGAATTAAGAGTAATTCTATCACTATTAAATAAAAGTTGAGAATTTATATAATCACTAGGAGGTAAGAAAGTAGAAACAGGATTTATAATAGAAGCACCAGGAATAAGAGGAATTTTTTGAGTAGATGTCATGTAGATAGAAGACATCTCTTTATTTACTTCTTCAATATTTGGAGCTAAAGAACCTGTATCTGTAGTAACATATCCATTAACTAATATAGTAATAGGATCTCCATCTTCTCCTATACTACTCCATTCATTATCACGAAGTTTAACTGTACTACCAAACCTAATTCCACTTTTTTTATTCTGTATAATGTAATCTCCTTCATATGATTTTAAATCTCTTACGTCATTTCTTTCAACAAAAGTCTTACCTAATGTAGTAGAAATAGGAGCATTTTGTTGGGGGTTATTCCATACGTTTATTCTTCCTGTATAAAACTTTCTTCCTGAGGCTGAACTAAATTGGCTATCAAATGAAGGGCCATCTACTAACATTACTGTTTCTCCTAATAAAGGATAATTTTTAGTGTTAGGATCAAAAGGAATAGCTATATTGCAGTCGTTCAAATTAACATCTTCAACAAGAAGCGTTTTTGATGTTTCATAATCTAAATAATATATGGCTCCTAATCCGCTATATCCACCTGCTTTTTCAAAAAATTCTCTTGAAGGAGTATTTTCATCTAATACAACACCAAATACTTTTCCAATTTGTTGAGGTTTTTGATTAGAAGAAGGTCCATTGTATGAAAATCCTCTAGATATTGAAGATTGAAAATTAGATAAACCTGTTTTAATTACCATTACTTATTTTCAATTTGGTGTTGAATAGTTTCAGTTTGTTCTAATAATTTTTGTCCATCTATTTGGATAACACGCTGTTCTTCAATTAATTGCTGAATCTCAGATGGATCAAAGAAATCACTAGGATTATTGCTAGCACCAGTATTAGCGGCACGTTGTGCAATACCTGCCATTTTAATTAATTGTTCGTTATTTTTTACGTTAACGTCAATTAAATCCTTAACAGTAGGCATAAGCATAACCGCAGAACCAGCGTTAGATGATGCTAATGGTTTTAGTGTCTCAATGAGATCATTAATTTGCTTATCGGTATCCTTATTATTTCTATGTATTTGTTTGAATATATCGGATAGCGATGTGTTGCCAAATAGAGTAATATCGTCAAAATTAGCCATAAATCGCGTTTACCAATAAATATGTATCCTTAAATCCTTATATACCCATGTTGGTAATATTCATTATATAACTTAGTACGTAGTGTATCCAGCTTTTTAGTTACCTTAGTAATCTGAGGAGTAGTAGTGTCAGTAATTTCGCGAATATAAATATATAATGCTTTTTTATTGAATATTTCTAATGTTTCGCGTTTACGAAATAATTCCATTATAGCATCAGCCGTTCTAGCGTCTTGAGATTTAGGAAACAACTGGTATAGATGTTTATCTACATAACGTACATATTGATCTATAAATGTATTAGGGTCAGCTGCTTCTTCTGCTTCACGAACAGTTTCATATA